CGACAAAGGCGGTGCAGCTCGAGGCGTGGCAAAGGCTATGAGGTGAACTGCTGTGCAGTGGCAGCGTGTTGCGACCTACCGCATCGCAGCGGCACTGAGAAGCACAGACAGGCAAGGCGAAGGAAAAGCGGAGAAAAGCAGAGCGAGGGCATGGTACGGCGCCGTAGCGAATGGTAGAGCAAAGGAATGGCAGAGAAAAGCGCTGATGTGATTTGCGAAGGAAAAGCGGTGCACCGTGACGATTCGCTGTGGAAAGGTTTTGCTTCGGATGCATTGGCATGGCAGAGAGAAGAAATGCCGTGATTTGCGCAGCGATGGCATGGCAAAGAGCGGTCAGGCGTTGCGATGGCACAGCAAAGAGAAGACATTTTATTAAAAGGAGTGAACGATTTGAACGAATTACAGATTTTCAGCAACCCCGAGTTTGGCAGCATCCGCA